CATCTGGAATTTTTCTCACGACCTTCGTGAATACGCTTGTCAACTGGATTGTTTTGTACATTGCCTACATACGCCTGGCGATTTCAACAGGAAATCACTCGTTTTTGAGTCGAACCATGTTCCACAAGAACGTGGCCCTTCACTGTTACGGAGATGATTTCATATGTACAGTGTCGGACTCAGCTCGTTGGTTCAATGGAACGTCGATCCCACCAATCTTGGAAGAGATTGGGATCACGGCGACTGCCCCTGATAAGGGTGAATGCCAGTCGTTTATTCCGCTGAATGAGTTGACGTTTTTGACTCGAAGTTTCCTGCCGAACCCGTTTGAGGGGCCTAAACATTTATTTGTTGGGCCTCTGTCGAAACAGCTCATCGAGGAAATTCCTCGGTGGTGCTGGTCCGGTGCGAATGATGATGACTACAAGGGAACGCTAACTGCTGCCATACGATCGGCGGCGTTACACGGTGACCAGTACTTCAGTTGGTATTGCGACGAGTTGAGGAAATCCGAAACTTGTCGTAGACTGATGGGAGCAATTGGTGTGCGTGATCAATTCCTGAATGTGTCATCACCATTCGTGGGGGGAGTGAGACAAGACATTGAAGATCCATTGTTCTTCTTTTCGCAAAATGAGAATCGCTTTTTGTCCAATTTCTACGAATGCAAAATCCATTGGAAAGGCTTTAGCTTCAGGTGCTCAGAGGCAGTGTATGTCTTTGAAAAGTACAGTGAATGCGAGCTTCCAAGCCAGGGATTAAAGTGCGTTCGAATGAATGGACCGGCAGCGAAACGATTTTCCGGGGCGTTGAACAGAGCGATGACTGAGTCCCAGAAACAAAGATGGGACAACGTCAAATTGTCTGTCATGCAACGAATCTTGAGAAAGAAATTCGAGCAGAACCCCGACCTCAAAGAGCGACTTGTTTCAACACGAAACAGACCGCTAGTTGAGAGCACCCACGACAAATTCTGGGGTGCTGGGCTCGATGAGAAAACTCTTCGAACCCGTTTACCGAATGATTACCCGGGAACCAACCACTTGGGTCGACTCCTCGTTGATCTCCGGAATTCATTTTCTTTTAAAACTTGCTAGATTCGATAGCAAATTTGATCGCCGAATTATTTAAATCTTGTATTTATCTTGTTCT